TTTAAATTCCGCAAATGAGTTGTTACCATTAAAATTTCGTTTTGATATAAAAGATATTGTTATTCAAAATGAAAGTTATGAGCCATCTCATCATTCATCTAAACGACCATCTTGCCAAGAATTAAAAACTAGATATCAACTTGAGAAAATTAACATCAACCACTTTCGGAATAAAATAGTAATATTTGACGATGTATTAACAATGGGATCTCATTTCAAAGCCGTAAAATCTTTGTTGCAGGATACATATCCAGATAAAAAAATATACGGATTATTTATTGCAAGAAGTATTTACCCTTCAATAAGTGATTATTTTGAAAATTTACCAGAACAATACTAATTTATTTATTGAAAACCTAAAGCTCGCAAATGCGGGCTTTTTTTATGTCTGGAGAAAATATGGAAACATTTAATTGGGCACCTCAAAAAAGTTCAACGGCATCGATATCGCCTAGAGTTAGGGTTATTAAATTCGGTGACGGTTACGAGCAACGAATACGGGACGGTATTAATAATGATCTGCGCAGTTATAACGTCACGTTTGTTGGGCTATTTGATGATATCACTCTAATTGATGAGTTTTTAACTCGGCAGGGAGGTGTACATGCATTCAAATGGTGTGAACCAAATACTCATAAAACCATTACGGTTGTCTGTCGCTCGTGGAGTTCAACACCTAATGGAGCTGCTAAAACGATTACGGCTACATTTGAGGAGGTTGTAGCATGAGTTCACATGTTCCTGATAATACGATTAAATTGCTAACTAAATTTGAGCAAGGCACGATAATCAATTTATATGAAGTAAATTTGTCAGATTTTGCAGAAGAAAAATTAATTTATAGGTTTCATAATGGTTTAAATAATTTGAGACAATCAATTGTTTGGCAAGGTAAAACGTACGAACCATATTCAATACAAGTTGATGGATTTCAAAAAAACGGACAGGGAGTTAGTAATCGACCTACAATGGTGGTTTCCGATGCGTTTGGGTTAATAACTGGCTTAACAAATACATACGAGGATTTATTGGGTGCGGTTGTCACTCGACGTCAAGTCCTTGCCGAATTTTTAGATGAAATTAATTTTGTAGATGGGAATAATAAAGCTGACCCTACGCAAGAAATCGTATCTCAATATATTGTTGAACGATTAACCAATTTAGTCCCTTCTGAATCGGCAACGTTTGAATTAGCTTTGCCTTGTGAGTCAGATGGCATGCTATTGCCAGCCAGAGTAATTATTGCTCATACATGTTGCTGGGATTATCGAAGTGCTGAATGTAGTTATACAGGCGGTGCAGTAGCGGATGAATACGATAACCCCACAAACGATATCACTAAAGATAAATGTTCTTATACTTTAACAGGTTGTAAACTTCGACATGGTCAACACGGCATTTTACCTATCGGGTGTTTTATTGGTTCTTCAAAATTTTAATTAATTTTCAACTTTTCAATTCTATTTCTTTCGAACCACCATTTTTAAAATCGGTTTAAACAATGCAAACTCAAATTATTAATCATGCAATTTCTTGCGGTGAGAATGAGTGCTGCGGTTTTGTTATTGATAATAAAATTTATATGCCATGTAATAACATATCGCCAACTCCGACTGAAACATTTGAAATATCGCCTGATGATTGGATACAGGCTGAAAAACTCGGCGAAATAACAGCAATTGTACATTCTCATCCTGACGGATTGCCGATACTCAGTGAGGCTGACCAAATTTACCAACAACAAACAGGTGTTGACTGGTGGCTAGTTTGTGATAACAAAATTCATAAATTCAGATATATGCAACCATTGATTGGTCGTGAATTTAAACATGGTATCGCTGATTGTTATACATTATTTCGTGACGCTTATCATTGGTCTGGCATGAATTTTCCTAATTTTAGTCGAGAAGATGATTGGTGGGATAAAGGTCAAGAACTTTATTTAGACAACATGAAACCAAATGGTTTTTATCAAATAAATTTATCTGAAATTCAAATTGGTGATGTCATTCTTTTCTCGTTGAACAGCAGATCAGCAAACCACGCAGCAATTTATATTGGCAATAACTCAATTCTACATCATTTACCAAAACGGTTATCTAAACGTGATTTATTTTCTGGCTATTGGCTCAATAACTATCATTCCATATGGAGGCATAAAAAATGGCAGTCGTTAAATTTTACGGCAATCTTAAACAATATGGCGATAAATTCAAAATAAACGCTAATACTGCACAAGAAGCTCTTAATTGTCTATATCTACAAGTCAAAGGATTAAAAGAAAATATTAGAAACGGCTTTTTTAAAGTCCGTATTGATAAAAAACAAATGAACGAACAAACCATTCAATTTGGTCTTCAATCTAAATTATCTTCTAATTCGGTTATTCATATTGTACCTGTTGCTGCTGGCGCAAAAAGTGGTGGAATTTTTGGCATTATCGCAGGTGCGGCTTTAGTAATTGCAGGGGTCGTTGCAGGTCTAGGTACGCCATTAGGATTTGCTCTTGCTGCTGGAGGTGCTGGCTTAATGCTCGGCGGTGTTGCCCAAATGTTAACTAAAACTCCTAAAATGAAAACATCA